ACGTAGGGGTACTAGAGCAGTTACAAAAATTAATATTACTCAACTACACACAAAAACCTAACTCTTCTATCTCTTTACCGTCTTCTGTATGGAGAAACGTACCTGAGTTAAGCTCAATTAAAGATACTATAACTATACAAATTGAAGAATTGTATGACACAAAAAATTATTTTGACAGGTCTCCTACTATCCCGATCTCATCTTATTCTAATACAGATAGTTTAGAACTTAGCAATTTTTTAACATCAAAAGGTCTTTCTTTAACTTCTACAGAATGGATCTACAAACTCGGTATTAACCCCTTATCTGCTAACTATATTGAATTAAGCGGAGGGGATTTAACAGAACTAAGTAAACAAATAGCAGAAAAATATCTTGGGGAAGACAAATACATTTCTACAACTCAATCGTTTAGCGCCCGCACTGACTTCTTTGATATACCTCTCTCCCTAGGTAATAATTTTTTGATGTGGCCCTCTGGGGTTTATAATTCTAAAACAAAGTTAAACCCCCGGTATATAGCTTCTCCGATAAATGAATCTGGTTTATCGACTGGGGCAACTGCAGGATCTAGTTTAGAGTTAGCTGATACTGTATTTAAAAAAACAACAAGAGGCATTGAAGGTGCTTGGTATCGTAATAACCTGTATGACTATAAGACATCTAATATGTCTGCAAAATTAGACGCAAATTCTAAAACTGAGTTTCGTTTCCCTTTTCCTGGTTACGGTATATCAGCAGAAGACATTACATGGACAGGTTTTGATTTAAAAAGTACACCACAGTTTCTTTTTTTAAATAATGAAATACAACAAGATATTTTAAGAAACTACTGGTCTACTACTATAGATCTTACATCTTGTAAGCCGTTACCTCTTAACGATACTACTTTAATTAGTAATAGAGCCTATCCAAGTAAAGATTACAATCATAGTGATTATATAAAAATCTGGTCCTCCCCGCCTGATTATGATGAGGTGGTATTTTCTGGTTCTGTTGATGAGGCATGGCTCTACAAAATGACTCAAACTGATATATCAATTTCCCCATCAGGCAGCACAGTAATAGTTTGGCCTTATGAGAGTATTGACCCTAATGATGACTTTCCGGTGTATTATCCTACAGACTTCACTAGCGTATGTAGACCTTTACGTATTTCAGCTATAAACTTTTCAAAAGCTATAGCTGGCAATGCTTTGTCTAGCTCCGATGTTGTATATAAAATAACAAACTACCAAGACACTCCTGAACTAGCAACTGAATGTTGCTGGCTTTCAGGAAAAACAAAAGGTTATGCAGCAACAAAAATTTTAAAGACTGAACAAAGGGAGTTACAATTTATAGCAACCCCTGGAGAATATACAAAGTTTATCTGGGAAGGACCTGAATTTACAGATGCCAATAATGTTTTTAAATCTTTAAAACATCAACCTGATTGTAAGTTTGCAAATACGAATGATTCAACATATCTTGATTCAGACCTTTGCACATGCAAACAAGTGCTATTCACCCCTTTTGGTAATCCAGGAGAAAATTATAATGAATATAATGGTTTTGCAGATTTTATTATTGAAAATAATTTTGATCCTCAAGATTTAGATTTATCAGTATGGAGAGATAGTACCAATACTAGCTATCTTCAAAGTTCAGCTTTTGGTTGGTTTAAAACAAATTCTAAAACAGGCTGGGGAGACGGTCAATGGTTTACAGGATCTCCTCGTAATGGTAACAATTTCTATCTACAAAACGGCAAAGCATATGTTTATTATAGAGCTGCAGTTAAAAAAGAAGACAAAGAAGTAGTTGTCTTACCTGAATATGTTGTTCGTTATCCTTATAATGCAGTCAATCAAACTTGGGTAAGAGCTTTAAAGAGTGCAGACGGAGAATGGGTAAGTACTAATCAAAGTTCACCCATGGTGGTCCGCCCGGGAGATATATTATTGTATCAAAGAGCCCAAACATCTTCTTATTCTCTAACTAGTGCAGAGCTACAACCTATTGATATTTCTGAAAATAGAGGGTCCATTTGGACTAGTTCTGATTATATTTCAATTGGACCTGATAAGAGTTTTATACTTAGTTATCCTTTTGAAACATATACCAACCCTTCAGCTTTAAATGCTGCTAATTTAGCAAATCCTCAATATCCCGCTCTTAATAGTAATAACCTTGTTACTATTTTACAATGGTCAGTATCTGCTCCAGGTCAACCCTTACAGATTTTTAGTAATCAATCAAGTCTTATTTTAAATCCTACACTAACCGGTCTTTATACTTTCGCTGTTACAGCAATGTCAGCTGCTGTATTACCACCACAAACCACTTTTATAACTACTGGTACAGCTGCCGGTACATTCTTTTATACCAACACTAGCATATTTGTCTTTACTAATATACCGCAAGTAACAGCGATTTCGAATCAAGTATTAACACCAACTCTGACAAGCTATAGTACCCCGGTACCTGGATACGTTCTTAATACACCTTTGAAAGGCTGGGATTATAATTTAGGACAAGTTAACCCGTATAGTCTATTAAGCAACTCAGGAGCAAAACCGTATTGGGCAAAAGCTTATAACCAGAAAGATGAATTTACTGGCTTTAAAGGAATAGAGGCTTGGGGTAAACCTCAGAGATTTGTCAGTAAATATAACATACTGACCCAGCCTGAAATATCAGATATAGTTTTAGAGGTAGGTAACAGAATTGAATACACCCGTAAGACCTCTGTTGATTTAGCTTGGACCCAGCCTGTTGATCTTACAGTTACTGTTGATAATAATGAATGGTGTACTTTAAACGTTATTGTTTCTAATACTTCTAATTTAGCTGATCAAATACAAGACTATAAAAACGATCTTGAAGTTTATCCAACCACTGAAACTTCTAATTTGAGTTTTGAAAGCTTTGTTGATAATGAACCTGTAGAGGTCTATTATAACGCCTTGAATAGCTTTACATGGAATATAACAGCAAACCCACAAATACCAGAAACTATCTATCAAGCTCCTTCGGCCGTTCTGGGTATTATGGCAAAACAACCTTGGGCTAACTTATCTAATCAGTTTTACCCAACAGTAGCAGCTTCACCAGAACTAGATGAACTTCACGGGGCGGCAGATATAGGGGGGTTCTTTACACCGATGAGTCTAGGTGCTTCTGTATATGTTGATCAAGATTACACGGCTACTTTAAGTAATTCATCTACTGCTCTAGGACAATATTTTGAAAATATAAAACAAAGATATAGCGGTCGAGGGTTAACTAAAGAGCAACAGCAAACACCATATATAAATTATACTGAAAACAATATATGGCTTAAAGAACCTACAGTAACAGGACCTATTGCTGGCACTAATAAGAAGTCTATATTTAAAAAATATCAAAAATTTGTACCTTATCAGTCTGGTTATGAATCTAACCCACGCTTAAAAATTGGTTTATTAAACCCTCAATCCCGTCAAAGCCCATGGGGCGGTAAAGAGGATTCTGAATGGACCGACCTACTAAATAAACCTACCACTTTTACAGGAGAGTTAGATATAGAAGTATGGGCTGATACTCAAATATTAAAGCAAGTAGGACTTCAAGTCGATAACTGGGTAACAGATATTTTTGGTAATCAATACAGTTTATACAAAGATTTAAATAATGTTTTACCAATCAATCGCAAAAATATACCAGGGGAGATTTGGGTTAGGAAAAATTCTCAATTAGTTGAACCTGCTAGTAAAAGTCTATTAAACGTTTTTGATACATATTCAGATACAAATATTGTAAACGAATTAACAGGTAGCGGTGTACGTAAGATTGATTTATTTTTTGATACTCTACTTATAGAAACATCAGGGTCTATAATATTTGAAAAAATTAACTACGATTACAACACAGATAATATTTTTAGTGTTGCTGATGAAGCTCGCTACATTTCTTTAGCTATACCTATTGCTACAAATTTTGATAAAGAATTTAGTAATATTAGTTTATCGAGTTACAGTTTTGCGAAAGCAGGAGAAACTTGGTTTTTTCCAGAAAGAAAAGAAGTAGTACAATCAATTTGCGGGCTTGTTAATGGCATCATGACTCCAGAGCTCTATCAAATAGATCTTAATACTCAAATACTTAAAAAGATATTCCCTATTTCTATAGAAGATATTACAACTATAAACTCTCTTTCAAGTCTCGGCCTAAACTCTATAGAGCCACCTATATTATCTCATAATAATCTTAAGAAAGAATTTCTTTTAACTATACTCGGTAAAAGTGATATCAGTACAACTGTAATTATTGAACTTAAAATAACAGATCTAACTGTTAAAAATCTAGTCAGTGTAACCATTTATACTCCCACTTCTATTAACACTCTTAATGAGCCTCCTATTATTAGTCAAAATTTATTTGTGAGTCTTAGCGCTAATAGCCTCTTAAATTTTCAATGTAATACGGAAAACGGTCCTGCGGTTTTTGAAAAAATATCAGGCCCTGACTGGGTAAATCTTGCCCTTACTGGTCTATTTACAGGTATACCTCCTCTTATACCTACTACCTACAACATAACATTTAAAGCTTTTAATGCTTTTGGTCCCACCTTTTACTCGTTCATAGTTGTTACCACTCCTTAAACTATGAGCCTTAAATAATCAAAAGATTTATTAAAATGCAAACAGATTTTTTTGTATTATGTGGCACTACAGTTCCGGAAAGTTATTTCTGGGACTTAGGTGCACCTTTACGTTTTGAGCCTACAACTCAAACTGCATATTCTACAGTTTCCAGTATCTCCGGGTATGCACCTGCTTTAAATGTTTTATTCTATAATAACTCTGAATCTGATAGAGATTATGATTACACTGATTTTTCTTGGGATTTTGGAGACCATTATAATAGTGTTACAAATTTTGTTTCCCTGACATGTACGAATTCTATAATAGAGCATTTATATATTATGCCTGGTGTTTACACTGTATCATTAAGACATACGCAGACAAGAAGCAATGCTGAGCTGGATCCTACTGCTAATAGTAATTTGTGCCGAAGTAAATATGGTATACGCTGGTTTTGGGATGAATTAAAACTTACACTTCCTAACGGACAGCCTAATACAAATTTAGCTATAACTTGGAATCAAACAACATGTCTTCCAACTCTCTCTTCAAGACCTAAAACTTGGACACCAGAGCAAGCTTGTTTTCAAAAATATTGCAGAGCTTGGTCTTGGTACGATTTAGGTTCAGAACAGTCTAACCCTGTCAAATGGAGTGATGCTGAAACAGACAGAGATTTTCAAAAAAAATGGATGTTTGAACCAAATGATACAATTTGCAGTGTTAATGATGCTAGCTTTCTTAATACCGTAGAGGGCAATGATGAAACAGTTATTAAACAATATATTGTAACTGTTAAAGAGCTTCCCCCTATAGCAGTTATGACCCCTTTATCAACTATAACAGGTTCATCCCCTCATACAGTACGCCTGTCACCTAAAAACTGTAAACCTGGTTCTTTCCCTATTGATAGAATTGATTGGGATTTTGGAGATGGATCCCCCATAAAAACAATAACAAGATATAGCGCACCAACAGGAACTGATGTTGTTAATACCGGGTTCTTTATTTCTGACTTAAGAGATGTTAGAAATATAGATGTAATACATACATATTACCGTTATAAAAATATGTATCCAGTATTCTATCCTTCCTTAACTTGTTATAGTGCTAATACCAATACATCTGATGCATGTTGCATAACAGTAGGACCTATTAGTTATGCTCCTACCTCTCAAAATATTCAAATTGTTAAAGGCAGAAACACTCTAAAAGGTAATGTCTACGCTATTACAAACACTAGCAATAATAATATATCTCTTGTTACAACTAATTCTTCTACTGCTATCTCTCCAGTAGTATTACCAACTACCCCTTCTGCAACTATAAGAGACGGTAGAGAACAAGAACAAACATTTTTTGGTTACGAAAATAGAGAAAATCCTTTCCCGAGTATTTACGAACCTACCTGTACGATAGTGTCTGGTATTTTACCTGGTATTTTACCTGAGATTTATCTTGAAACAGAAGATAGTACGCCCTCTCTTTCGGGTACTGGTGAAACCGATACTAGCCCATTAACAGGTATTGGTGTACCTATCTTCACTGAGTTTGATTCTCTATACATCATAACTTAAAGCATAAATAATATTAATGTCTAACGGTATAAAAATATCTCAATTAGTGGATGGAGGATCAATAGCACAACAAGACTATTTACCAGTTGCTCGTGGGAGTGATGAGACATACAAGATAGCAGCTAAACAGTTTGTCGTTAATGCCAGTACCCAGGGATCAGGTACACCTATTGTTATAGGTAAACAAGATGGTGCCGGTCAAAACTTACTCTTTAGATCCTTATCTGGTGCAGGCGGTATCTCTGTTGTAAATGTAGGAAACACTACTGTTGTCTCTGGCTCTATAACAGCGACTGGCACTCTATCTGCTAGAACCTTAGAGAGTAGATTTAGTGATAATATAAACGTAAAAGACTTTGGTGTTGTTGGAGACGGAGTTACAAATGATACAGTAGCCTTTACTGCCGCCCTGAAGGCTTTTTTTAATAACGATAATAAACTTCACTTAGACTTAAACGGTTTAAATATCGGCATTGCTTCTAATATAGTTATTCGCTTTGGGACTGGTGGGTTTGACGCTGATGCCGGTGTTCGCGCTACCAGTCTAGGACGACGGATTCATAACGGGCGTTTGATATGGATCGGCGCAAGCAATACCGGAACCATGCTGAATATTGGCACAAACATTTCTGTAGTTGCAGATGCTGCCCTCAAAAGTTTTACATTTGAAAATGTGCAATTTGACGCGGGAATAAATTCTAAGAGTCTTGTTAGGATCTTTAATTTTTACGTGCTAACGTTTGCAAATTGCCAGTTTCTGAATTTCAGCAACGCCACCGCCGTGTTCTTGCCCTCCATCGACGACAGCAATAACTACACCGACGATAATGGAGCCTGTTTTTACAACTGTCGCTGGGCATGTCTGGCGACAGGCGCCGGCCACACCGGTACACCAATTTTGGCGTATTGTGGAGACTTGGTGGTTTCCCGCGGATTTGCCGAATGGTGCGGCCCCTTTGACTTTCACATTGGCGCGGGAATGATTGAGGGACTGCACTGGTCTTTTGGTAACGCCAGTCCGACTAACATGCGCTACGGAGCTATTTTTCGAGACCCGCGTCAAATTCAAGTACTCAACTGTGACAATGACAATTGTGGTCTGTATTTCACCACCGCCGGCTTTGCTGCGAGTGCAACTCAGAGTGCAGCAACAAATATTAGAAACATTATTGTATCCGGCAACAAGTATGGAGTTAGAAACCCACCTGCCGACGACGGTGTAATCACTTTTGTGGTTTCCAATCCTGGTACGTCGTTAAGAAATATTTATATTGGCGGCAATACATGTGATGCTGCTGGCGGAGCGACTGCGGTTCCGTTTTTGAAAGTCCGAACATCCGGCTCTGGCTCAATGACCTTAGCCAATAACTTCTACCAATTCACCGAAGCGTTCCAGGTTAATGCTGGAGACAAAGATTTTGGCGCTGCGAACCTTTCCGCAAGCAATTTCAGTACGTATATTGGATCAGACCAGCTAATAACCCGAAAAATAACCTGTAGTACAAGCGCTGGCGATTTAATATCCATATTCGCCAGATCAGGATCTCCGGAGAACGAAGTTGCAGCACCGGTTGGCAGTATTGTTCTGCGAACTGATGTTGGTGGTACTGGAACCACGCTTTACGTCAAGCAGAGTGGCACAGGTAATACCGGTTGGGTGGGTAAATAATTTAAATAATAATCTGTATATTAACAGACAGATTTAATGATATAAATGTTATATAAAACGTAGTCTGTGCCTACTTTGACCATTAAATAATCATAATGGTTGAAATTGTCTATAAATCTCTATCGAGTCTCGCCCCTATTGAGCTCAAATATGAGTATAACAGAGATGAAAGTCTTCAAGGTAGTATAGTTACTTACCAAGACGGGTTTTCTTTTTATGAGTTAGAAGGACTCAAAAACTTTCAAGACGTAACTATAAACAGAGATTCTGTCCTTGTACTTACTTCAGCTGTTAGTCTTTCTACTGTTTTTGCACTAGCTCAAGATATTAAACTTGGCAAATTACCAGGCACGTTTCAACTTCAACCCCGTAATTCTACTATCTATTATATAAAGTATAACACAGAAAAAAATACACTCGTGAAGACATTAACTTCAGCTTCTACTTTCTTTATACAACCTCTTAACGACAGCGACGAAGTAGAATTATTTGTAGATAGTAAATATGTTCAAGTTAGAGCTAATTACCCTTATGAAGTATATCTAAGTGAAAGATCTTTAGATCCAGAAGAAATTTTTAGACAAAGATTTCAAATAGTTTATGATAACAATTTTATATCTATTAAAACAAAAACTGATCAAGGCTACCGCTATCTCGCCTTTAATAAAGATAATATATTAAGAGCTGTTGGATTAGTTTTAAATGAAACAGTGGTAAATGATTATGTATTTAAATGTTTATCTATATCTGACCCTAATCTAAATAGAGGTTTTACTACTAATAATGATTGGGTTACTTATTATTTTGACACAGAGGGAAAAAGTGAAAATAAAACACTAACAATTAATAAAAATATATCGACCCCTACTAACCTATTAATAGATTTTCCGTTAGAAAATGCTGCAGAAACAGGTATTGCTAATATCAATATAGCAAATCTAAAAACATCCTTAACTCCAGCAGGCGGACCAGCCCCTGTAGAAAATTCTTACGAAAAAGTAGTAATAACAAGTAACTAATATGCCCGATTTACAACAAAGAAAATATTATAAACTTTTTACTGGCACTAACCAATCTGAAGGACATGATAAAATTCATTTCGGTTATGAGGCTGACACTACTGAAATAATACTTAAAAAAGATCAAACTACATATTTTCATATGCCCTTCTTTGCCGATACCCAAAACCTGTCAGCATCCTCTTTAATAGCTGATGGGGGAACATCTGGCCCTATACCTGCTTTATCAGATAGAATTCTTAAAAAACTAGGCAATTATGGCAATACAACACCATGGGGTAACCCGTCCGAAAGATCAGACGGGCAATGGCTATGTTCGTGGTTATATGCTTTATCTTCTGAACCCCCCGTCTGGCTTGATAGGTATTATAACCCAGGTCGGTTAGCATATATGGAAGCTTTGGAAGGTAGAGCCAATTTTACTGATTACATAAAAGCAGACCCTTTATACTACGATGTAAATTCTACAATGACATTTGAAGCAGGGGTGCTTTATCAATACTTTCACCACGGAGAACAAACCGCCATTAAAAATATAACAACATTTTCTGGCCCAAGTGCTGACCGTCTCCGCTTAGATATAGAAGATTGGTCTTGCATGTGTTCTGATAACATAGAGCCAATAGATAGGTCAATATATAATAATACAGTTAAAATAGAAAATTTTAAAAATGAATGGGTAGTTAGTTTATACGATCCAGGTTATCAAGATAGAAATTCTCTTTCTTTTAATAACAACAATTTTATAAATTGTTACGTTAACTATGCTGATGCTTACACCATAACTAATGAATTTACTACTTCTTTTTGGATAAATCACCCCAATTGGAGCCAAGCAACCTCCACCCAACTACTCGGTAATTTACGTAACGGAGGTTACGGTGTATTTTATAATAACTTACATGATAACCCATACTATGCCATTGCAGAAACTAACTACGGGCATTTATTCTACTTCAATCAAGAAGGGGAACTGTACCTAGAAAAAAATAATCAATTAATATTAGGAGATACCGCTAAGTTTATTTTTATTAATATGAATTCTAATGCCGAGATAATTGGTATAGAACAAGAAAAAGCTAGAGGGGTAAAATATAATCACCTTGGGGATGTTTTAACCTACACCCGACAACCCAATGGTGACTTATTACAACTAGAAGGGATACCACAATATGCTGTTTTAAGCGGTAATGACGATTCTATATTCGTTACAAGCTTAAGCACCTATATTTTTGATAAAGATTTATTGTTAAAAAATATTTTACCCAAGCCTTACGGTCACAAGGAAGAGTTTGCTTTTAATATTAATGGAGAGCTTGTACGGGAGCTTTCCTGTTTAGATTTAAAGTTTGATGCCTATAATCAAAAATGGATAATAACTGAACAAGGTATAGCACAGTGCCAGGGAGTAGCTCTTACCGGTCTACCAAGTAATCAGACCAATAGTAATACAAATATAGCCATTGATCCTGAAAATAATGTCTGGGTATTAGCAGATAGTAATACTATATATAAATTAAACCCTTTTACCAAAGACATAATTGACACTTATGAAGTAGGGGTACTTACAGATGCTTTAGATACTGTAAAAAATATAAGCTTCATTAAAGCATATAATAGGGCCACTAATGACTACACTTGGTATGCTATAATATATCACAGTTTTGAAAAAACATTGTATATAGTAACACTAGATGGCAATACAATTAAAAATATATTTTTACCCCCTAAACTTAACATATTAGACCCGGTAACAGCTCAACAAGACCCTGATCTTGTTGAATTTAAAAGCCTAGGAGATTTTACAGGATACGAAAGACGCAGAATTTTTAACAGATTATTGTACAACAACAACCCACAAATACAGTTTAAAGTTGCTACAACATTACCAAATCGAAGTTTACCGTTTATAGTAGAAACATTATCAATACCAGTTCAATATTTTGTAAATAATATTTGGCATTTAGTTACAGTATCTTTAAAAAATAATAATATTAAAATTTATATTGATAACTATTTGAGAAATGAATTACAACTTGCTAATAATGCTAATTTTAATTATGAATTTAAGAATAATCTTTTTATAGGAAGTCCTGCAGGTAAGAGTGAAAATTTAAATAAGGAAATTAATACAACCTCCGTTATTTGGAATGGGTATATTGATAGTGTTCGTGTTTATGACTATGCAATAAAACCAGAATTTATTCAGTATTTTGTAAGAGAAAAAACAATAGCAGATGACATACAATGGAATATTCAGACAGCTGCTTTACAGTATGTAGAAGTTGTTGATAGGTTTTTCAAGCATAGAATGCCAGGTTCTAAAAGTGCTTTTTTTAATATACGCTTAACTGGTGCTAATATTACCGATCCTGATGTAAAATTAAGAGTAGAAAATGATATTAAATTGGCAGTATTACGTTTAAAGCCGGCGTATGCAGAGCTTTTAAAGGTAGAATGGTTCGATTAAACAGTTAAATATTTACAGTAATGTCTGAGCCTACTAACATCAATCTTGTAAGAAGTAATATAAGCACTAACTTCTTAACAGCATCAGCATTTCAGGATGTTAATACCCCTATAACTTCAGGTTACTTTTTACGTTGGAGTGCCCCTCTTAATAGTACAACAGGTTATACACTATCAGTAGCATATTTTCAAGGCGGAACAGTTAATGCTTCTACATGTAGCATTTTCATTCCCTATACTACCACATCTCTTTTTTCTGCAATATCACTTACTGAATATTTTCCTATAAACGTAAGCGATGCTCTTACAATAAACATAACAAGCCTTAGAAATGGTCTAACTATTGACCAAAACACTAATACTCTTACTCAATCTGCTACGGCGGTCCGGGTACAATTTTTCCCTAATTTTGATAACACAATTAACTATGCCCCTACTAATTTTGAAATAAGTGCAATAGGTTATAATAATGAACCATTTATAAGAACATTAACAGCTGTTGTTATACAGAATACAGGAGCCTTTGGTAAGGTAAAAGCACAAGGACCTACAGCTTTTAAATGGCTATTTCCAAGCAATATACAAGCTAAAACAAATAATGGAACACCCTACACTTCTGATAGTGTTGAAGCTATATCTTCGATTGGTACAATGGTGTTTTATATTACTGCAGATACAACAAATACATATGCATTATGCACAACAAAGTTAAGTGCTCAATCCTTTGATAGCTATGACCCTAGTCCAACAACTATTCATACAAATTTTTACACTGTTTCATACGATACATTCCCTAAAGTAGATCTTAATCTTTTTATAAATTATGAAAATACAAACCATTCAAATTTCTTTTATCGTTTAACTTCTTTAACTTCTCTTACAGCTTCCCCCGGTATAGATTTTGTAAGATTGTCTAGTGTTAACATCCCTGTATCCCTTACCCCTCTTACAACAGCTTGGCTCACTCTTAATAATACTACCACTAAATTATCTGAGATAACCACGCTTAACAGATCTGTTCCAGGGGTATCGAGTGTGCAAGGATACCTATCTGCTATAGCAAGTGGATGGAATAATACCCCTCACATTTTTGAGCGTAGTTTAAGCGCTATATTTGTTAACTATTTTCTTGATGGAGACTTTATAGGGGCCCCAAAAGCTTACTTTAAAACACCCATAACAAAACCTCTTAAGTATGAGCTTTTAACAGACATAACTGATACCCCTGGTATGTTATTTTACGGAGAAGGACATACCGAGACTATACGTCTTACTGCTCAAAACTTACACCCACTTAATGAAAAGTGTATTTGGAGAGTTAATAATTCTCTTACTCAATATCCAGTTTCAAGTGTATTTGTTTCTCAAATAACTGCTTCAGTTTCAATATCTTCTCAACCCCAGCAGCCGGCAACAGTAAGAATACCAGTTTCTTTGCAGTTAACTAATAATCAATTTCCGAGTGCCAGTCCCTTACATTTTTTTAATGATGTAGACGGCTTAAAAACCCCTTACCCGTATTTTATTTCTACTGTAGATGTTAACGGCAATGAACTAAATCCAAATAATAAAAATAAGCAATCTATAACGATTTTACCTTACGATCAGATTATCTTTGAATTTAAACCTGGTATCGAATCAAGTATATACTTACCAGCTAATGGATCTATCTCTTCGTATCAAGCATCCCTTCGTTACACTGCATCTCCAGAAGCTTTATCAGGTTGTTATGGCAAATACGGACTTATTTGGAACTGGGCAGCTTATACTGGTTGTTTAGCAAATCCGGGAACTTTTATCGGTCTACCATCTTCTTGGGCCACCGTTCAATGTTCTGGTACGTTTCCAAAGCAATGGACTCAAAATGATCTTTTAAGCACTGATATTTTTAATAACAGTCCAGCTACCTGTTCAGCATCAAACATAATGTGGACAATTTCTTCTGAACCATCTTTCTTTGTCAACAGTTTTTATGATCCTAAAAGCCTCCCATCTAATTTTGAAACATTTAATATATTTTGTTATGATTTAAGTTTATCAAAAAATGGCGGTGAAATGCTATCAGCTACTAATAAATGCGGTCTCAATTACACAGGTAGTATATATGAAAATACAAACATAACTTTAAAAGTAAATCAAAATGTAACTTGTCGCATAAGTGCTATCGAACTTCCCTCCGGTTACAATAATGACTGGCAACCTAAAACAACAACGTTTAACGATAAGTTTTTAATAACCTCAATAGCTCAACCGCTCCTTCGTATCTATACACCAAACAGATATATATTAACAAATACCAACGTAACTTTTGAAAACTTAATAACTAATACAAGTCTTATAACTTCTTTAGTTGTTAATTTTGACGACAATAAAGTTTTAAATCTAACTGGGGAAGATATTAAAGCACCATTTAGTGTAACATACGATGTTATCGGTTTAAAAACTATTCAAATAACTGCTTATACAAACTATAGTTCTAACCCAGTGATAGCAACCTTCCCTAACATTGTAGAAGTATTAGATAGATATGAGCAGGTCTCGCCCTCAGAATATAGAACCCCGAACACACCTATTGAATTACCTTGGCCTAATAAACCAGGGGTAGGTTCTAATGATTGGGTGGTTGCAGATAATATTAACCACTGGTTTGAAAAGCTTTTTGATAATCTAAACTATTTAGAGGCTAGAAGTAGAGTATACCCTAGCAGTTACTCTGAATATTTTGGTTACTTAGGAGCTGAACCTACAAGTTTTGGTGGGTTAACTGCTTGTGAGACCTGGACATGGGAAGATCTTGATTGTTTTAACACTTCATTACCATACGACGTTACTTGGAGAGATGTACTTTCTGCTGAAACCCCAGATGATAGCGGCCGCTTTTTTAATGAAGGATGTAGTACATGGCAAGCTTATAACTGCACTAGTAAGCAGATTGATCCTGTTTGTTTTGGCTTATATGACCTTAAATGGTCTTGGCGTAGCCGTAAAAAAGGTAACACCTTAACCCCGGTGACTTGGACGCAAACAAAACCCCTCTCTGTTTATGAGAAAAAATGGATGTTTCAACAATCTGATGTTCAGCCAATTATAGTTTGTGCTCAAAGTAAATGGCAGGTTAATATACCAGGTATAGACACATTTTACAATACAATTGCAAATTTAAACACTCAATTAAGATGCATCTTTTATGGTGTAGCTTCAAAAAATAATTTATTATATCTAACCCAAAAAAATACTCTAAGACTTTACGATGCTACGAGAGATGCAACCTTTTTTGATTATTTAGATACTATTGATGATGTTGTTGGTTTTTCTAATATTAAAAATGTTTGCTTAGACTCTATTGGTAAAATTTATATATTAGATAATATATTATCTCAAGTAGCGGTATATACCTATGAGAGGGATACCCCAGGGGACAACTTTAAGCCATTTACTATATGGGGAGGCTTTGGAACTGCTGCATCTAATAGTAAATTCTCTAACCCTAACGATATACATATAGATCAGCTAGACAATGTTTGGGTAACTGATACTGGTAACAATTGTGTTAAACATTACTCTAACACAGGTACATGGATTAGAACAATTACTGATGACAATTTAAAAGCAGAAACCCCTCTGTCTACAGCTATTGATAGTTTACAAAATGTGCATATTTTAACTACTAAAAGTATACGAGTCTATTCTTACATAGGGGAATTTCTTTTTAGTTATGAATATAAAAATGACTCGTCAGCTATACCTCAAAAAATTAATGCTTCTCATAATAGAGAAGTAATCTACCTAGCTTTAAATACTCAAGTGTTAAAGTATTTTCGTAATGGAATATTTTTTGCTTATATTTTTGAAGATGGTGAATATGGATCTAATATAACTAGTGTTTTTCAAGATGAATATAGAAACGTACTCGTTACTGCAGACGATAAAGTGCTAAAGTTTCCTGATTTAATGTTAATTAGAAGACAAAAAGGTGTACTACCAAACAATTTTTGGAAATTAGAAGATATTTTAATTCATAAAGAAGAGTATATACAGAATTGGGTTTACACAAAAGCTTTTCAACGTATGTGGGATAATATTGAAATATTTAGAAATACTATTTTCTTTGAAAATAATTACTGTAAGGGATATCGACCACCAGTTCACAATAAAGATAAATTAACTATAGGTCAAAATGAAATTGTTACCTCTACTGCAGTTAATAGAAGCTTAGGTTATCTCTGGGATAATTTTACTACAATGATTGACTATTTTAACCCTGATTGTAAGGAACCTATTTAAACCTTAAATAAACTATATGGCTTGTACATTTACAGTTAAAACAATAGAATCTACAGAATGCATAGGAAATTCTTTAGATAAAATAAATTCTAATTTTGAGAGCCTAAAAGAAGATGCATGTGAAAATTATAATAGACTAGAAACTATTGATGATAGAATTGCTACCTTAGATGATCAGATTACAGCTCTTTCCGCTATTACAGTGCCTGGTGTTTTAAAAGCCTGGATTAAATTTGATGGCACAAGAAACACAAGTGGCGTCACTAGTACTAATTTAACTAACAGATTTATCTATAGTACGTTTAATATAGGTAAAGTGCAAACAATAAGTACTGGGGATTACAGAATATTTTTTAACACTCCGTTTCCAACATCTAATTATGTAGCTGTAGGTACAAGTAGTCTAGGGACTTCAGCAGGAAAGCGCACCTGGCTTCAACCGTATGACTATAGAACTGCTTTTTTAGGGGTTAGAGTGGCAAGTACTACCGGCCCGGCTGTAGCCGCTAATCACATCTCTGTTGTTTTTTATTGATATGAGTATATGTTCTAATCCATACTCTATACAACACATAGAGCTTGATGAATGTATAGGGCTATCTTTAGCTACTATAACATCTAATTATCAATTATTACTACAGGAAAACTGCAGTACATTTGAAGAGGTAGAACGTATTTCTCAAAATATAACAAGTTTACAGACTCGCTATAAAAGCTTAACCGCTCAAAAAGCTGGTCTAGCAAAAGCAACTGTTGTGTTTGATGGCACAGGTACCGCTAGTCCATCTGTATATTCATCTTTTAATATTGCCAGGGTTTTAAGAACAAGTACTGGGGTTTTTCAATTATCTTTTACAACAGCATTCCCTAATATAAGTTATGCCCTTATTGGTACAAGTTCTCAGCTCGCTACTCCTGAGCCTCGTTATACCTGGGTACAGCCAACAAATAGCTTTACTACTACATCAGTTACTATAAATATAACAGATGATTCTGATTCTGAAACTTTTGTAGACCCAGAATATGTATCTATTATAGCTTACAGTTTATAAAATTATGACAAGAAAATTTACAGATGTAATTGAGGAGGATGAATGTATAGGAGATTCTCTTGTAACTCTTAACTCAAACTTTAGCGCTCTAGATGTAGCAGTGCAAAACTCAACACAAGCAACAAACACCACTATTTCAGAACTTTCAACACTTGCAATAGGTAGTACAGGTTTTCGTAACAAACTAATTAATGCTCAAGGTCTTATTAACCAGCGCGGATATGTAAGTGGTACCAATCTTACAACAAGTAGTCGCTACACTTTAGATAGATGGGAAATAGTTACTTTAGGTCAAGAACTTGTTTTTGGAATTAGCAGTGCTGCAAATGCTGTAACATTTACAGCGCCTGCCGGTGGGATTCAGCAGGTAATTGAGGGGGTTAATATAGAAGGTGGTACGTATGTTTTATATTGGGCCGGAAATGCTATAGCAAGAGTAAATAATGTTGTTAGAGAAAAGGGTGAAACCTTTAATTTAGACGGGAGAGATAATTGTACAGTGAAATTTTCTAGCGGCACGTTTTCTAGCGGCACGTTTAGGACACCACAATTAGAAAAGGCTACTGTACCCCATGCATTTGAATACAGACCTTTTGGAACAGAATTAGCCTTGTGTCAGAGATATTTTTGTAAAACATATGATTTAACTACAACCCCTGGTACAGTAGATCTAGACGGAGCAATCTGGTCTCATTCTGATGAACCGACATCTCCTACTATACATAATATCGGTTGGAGCTTCCCTGTTAGTATGAGAGTTAAACCAGCGTGCAGAGCTTATTCCCCAGCCACAGGGGCTATTAATAGAGTGCATATAGCAACCGCTCCCAATGTAGATGTACTTGTCGACTCTATAACAACAGGTACTAATAGAATTTCATATGTAAACTTGGCCTCTAATCTAACACCTACACAAATGCGCATATTTGCAGTACATTATACAGCTGATGCTGAGATATAAATCGTTTAAAAATTAACCATTTTAGAATAAATATAAATATACACCATATGAAGCAAAACCCTCTTTCCGAAATTTATGAATCAAAGGTATTAACCTCTGAAGCAGTTCCTTCCAACAAAGTTAAAGGAGACAAAGAACTCGACGACATGATGAATGCTAAAAAAGCTCGTCCAGTTTCAGGTCAAGGGCCAGAAGCTAGTAAAAAAGATTTACATGCACCAAAAGAGATGCACGGTACTGAAGTACACGACCCTAAAGTTTTAAAAGATTCTATGGAAAAACCAACAAAATCATTTGAAGGCTCATTTGAAAAGCTTTTCAAAGCAACAATTAATGAGCAGTTCCCCGGTGAAGAAGAAATGGGTATGGAGATGGAAGTCGAAGTGCCTACCTCAGACGACGAAATGATGGATGAGCTCGAAGGTGAAAAAGACGAAGTAACAGATCTCGTTTCTGATCTTAAGTCAGTAATGGACCATCTTCAGACAATCCTTGATAAAATTTCAGAAGAAACTGGCGGAGAAGAAGAAGAATCAGAAGAAGAATCAGAATTCGGAGACGAAGAAGCTAACGACGTTGAAGATCTCGAAATGGAAGAAGAGCCAGTTAAAGAAGCAACAGAACTAAAACCTCTCGGTGATAAGAGCAAGGTGCTTCAGAACAAGAGTAATAAAGTTGGTGGACATCCAAAAGTTCACGGCGGTAAGGCACACGGCGGAGATGTTGATTCAGATCCTAAGTTAAAGCCAGCCAAGGGACATGATAAATCATATCAACACCCAAAAGGTAAGCCTGAAGTTAAGTCGACTGTTAAAAGAGGCGATTTCTTTAAATAATAATCATTTACAGAATTAATAGACGGCCCCGTAAGGGGCCGTTTCTGTTTATAGAGAAAAGCTTAAATACAATATATGAAGAAATTATTTGAAGAAGAATTTGAAAAAGCTTATCTCAAATATCATACCCACCCAGTAGCTCCTAATTCCCTTGATCCTCGAATTTGGTACTTCTCTCCAGATGGTGGAGATCCAGTTTTGCAACCTGCTGTTAAATCTCAAATACTAAAAGATATTGAAATAATAAATTCTGCAGAACATGGAAGCGGTAGAAAGAGGGTGTGGGAATACTTTATAGTTGGACCCGTGCTTGAGGAGGAATCATCTAAAAGATGTGCTATTAACATATTAGTACTAATTGATAAAACAAACCTTGATGACATGGTTAAGGAGAGAGTACTTCAAACTATTAAGCAAATAAATGGAAGATTAGCTACTGGCTCCTTACACCCTATTTATTACTTACCCACAATTAGAGATTTAGATCAAGAGAGGTACCCAGCCATCTACCACCCTTATAGTGATAAGTGGGTTAAGAAGCCAAGATTTCTCGGTGAAGCAAAAATAGATTTAAAAGACATTGCAAGAGATCCTGCATATAAAAAAAATCGTAAACATCCCTTAAAGAAAGGCATCAAAAAACTAGCAACAATTTAATATGCAAAAGGTCCGTTATCTAAATAAGACAGTCAATGAAAACGAACGGACTTTAATATCTAGTTACTGGGAGGAACAGATAGAACATTACGGTACTGAAGTAACATATTACACTCACGGTTATACTCTCTCTTCTCATTTTTATCTATACGGAGAAGACCCAACAAGACCGTTTCTGTCAGCTGGCCCTATTGTAATGTTAACTGATATTACAAATGATGCCATTATGTTATCTAAATTTGGCATAATGGCTGATTGTGATATGACATGTATTTTACATCTATCATCTTTTCAAGAGGTGTTTGGTACTTACAGAGAGCCAAAAGCAGGAGACTTAATTGAAATGGCTGAATATGGAGGGTTTGGAGATAGACCGGGCGGTAGAGGGGCTCCGGTATATGAGATAACTGAAAGAGATGATCAAAACTTACAATTTAATGCTAACCAACTTATGGGCCATTATGTATGGATAATAAAGTGTAAGCGTTGGGAGTACTCATTCGAGCCTGGTGCACCAAGTGAACCTCTCAATATTCAGTTCAATGATGATGAAGAGTATGGAAGAGAGGCTGGAGGAGCTAACCCTGAAGAATTGGTACAGCCCTACCCGCAATCAAACGATAAAACTGCTGAATGTATTATAGATGAAAATGCTACAGATAGATCTGAAATCTATGGCTATTACGGCGGATTAAAAGAATTATAATTAAATAACTAATATGAACGTACTTCCTCGTTATACCTCTGGGTCAACAAATTTTAACTCAATCATTACGAGTTATGATGCATTGGCACAAAGAATTCGCAGACAAATGGGAGAGCCCTTGGTTAATGTTGAAATAGCTAATGAGCAAATCTATGACAACATTGCCCAAGCTATGGAATTTTTTACCAAGTATGCAGGGTACACAGAAGAGTTTTTAATATTTGATTCTGTCAAATATACAAGAGGTGTAGGATTAAATGTTGCTACTCTCATTAATCAGACCCCAGAGATGTATAAGTCTCAAACTGTAGGCTTGTCAGCTGGTTATGATTATGATTTAGAGTCCTATAGAAGGGTACTTGATTGTTTCTCTTTTACTTACGGTGAAACTACAGGTATTAATACACTCTTTACGCTAGAGCAGGCCATGGCCCAGCAAATCTATTCTTCTTATATGGTTGGTAACTTTGGCTTTGACCTTACAACCTGGGAAGTACTTAAAGGTTTTATTGATACTCGTAATAAGGTGCTGGCTATGACCCCGCACTATAGATTTGATCCAAAGAATCAAAACTTAAGAATCATACCTGAACCTATTCCCGAACAAACTTACCTAGGAGTTGTTGGTTGTTATATTGAAAGACCAATTAAAGATCTTATTAATGAAAGATGGATCTACAGATACTCTTTAGCTCTGTGTAAAATTGTTGTTGGTAACGTAAGAGGTAAATTCTCAGGTACTAACCTCTTTGGTGGAGGATCTGTTAACTATAATGACTTTATGTCTCAAGGTATTCAAGAAAGAGACGCTCTAGAAGTTGAACTAAAGAATACATATGAAGATGTAACCGGAGCTATGTTCTTTATTGGATAATTATTTTTATGAACTTTAACGATACAGTATTAGAAGTTTTAGAAGAAGCCAAAGGTGGTAGATGTACTAAGGTCACTAAGCAAATGTCTTCAAGCCGGGCTTCAAAAAAATATATGAGATGTGCTAGGGTAGATGGTAAGCTTAAAAGAGTACATTACGGTGATCCAAATCTTAGAATTAAAAAGTCTAATCCTAAAAAGCGTAAATCTTTTAGAGCCCGTCACAAATGCTCAACAGCTAAACCAGGAACTGCAAAATACTTTTCTTGCAAGAATTGGTAAATGAATCGCAAAAGAACATCTAAGTTCAAACAAGGTATATTCAACCCTGTTAATAAAGACAAGTATAAAGGATCGACGCCAATACTTTATAGGTCATCATATGAGATCAAGTTTATGCGCTGGTGTGACCACAACCCAGCGATACTGACCTGGGGATCAGAATCAGTTATAGTACCTTATCAAAATCCTCTTACTCAAAGAGTGTCTCGTTACTTTGTTGATTTTAATATAACTTTAAGAAATAAAAACGGCGAAACTAAAAAATATCTTATAGAAATAAAACCCTCTGTTCAGACCGTACCACCTATACCCACTAAAAATACAAGATCTCTTCTTAGACGCCAAGCTGAGTATGTTAAGAATAGAGCTAAGTGGGAGGCGGCAACTCAGTTCGCGACTAAAAAAGGTTCAGAGTTCGTTGTACTTACTGAGAAGCATTTAGGCCTTTGAAGAATACTTTCTAGTCTTTTCAGAACCAGGTACAACCTCTTCAGTTATCTCTTCTGTTATAATAGTTTTTGTCCGAGCCGGGATAGGTTGATCAACTAACAGTTGTTTAGTTTCTTTTAATACCGATCCACCTCGAGCAATGTTATAAGCTAATACCAAAGATACAGCTAATGGATCAAATACTAAAACAATAATCAAGATAAAAAGCTTTACAACTGTATCAAGAGGTAAGCCAACTGATTCAGCCACAAACTTAAAGGTACCAATATCATGCACTTCATTACCTTCAGAGTTTAAAACAATAAGTTCATTATCTTTCTCAAATGCTGTAGTTTGAAGTTCTTGTACCCGGGCTGTTAAGCCTTTGATCTCTTCAGCTGATCTTGCCATATCCTCATAAACTGGTTTAGCTGCTAGACGAGACATTTGAGGCAAACGAGTTTCTTGGGACTTACGAGCATCATTAAGAGTGTTAATACGAGAGTTAATCTGTTCAACTTCTTTTGTAATGTTATCTTTTTGCTGTACAATAAGAGAGGCCTTATTATCAATGAGTTCTGTCTTACCGGCATTAACCTGGTAGCCTGATGATAGATAACCATAGATACCTAATGAGGTAATACCCATGAGAACTAATACTGCCGTTATCATGTATATCTTTAAAAACCAAACTACCTTGTTCCAGTAACGATATAGGAATGAGGTTGCTACTAATTTACCTAACTCTAAGGACCCGGCCATAATAATGACTGACCAAAAGTGTCCGGAGAATAAAGTTGCAATACCAAGGACTGAAAAATAAGCTGCACTTCCTGCTACCAGTAAGGCTGTGAATGCTAATAGTGCTGTAAACATATTAGCAATATTTAATCAGAATAAGTATAAATATTACTATGACAAGGGATCAAAAATTAATTGCTGAAGCTTACAACAATGTCACCATAAACGAACAAGCACAGAGTGCTGTTCCTTACACTGGGCCCTATGAATATGTTTTATGGCTTGCAGACTTGGATGGTTTTCTTGAAAGACTCAGACAAGCAACAGACACAGGCATGGAATTTAAAACAGCTCACTGTGCCCTTAAACAAGATCTGCAAGAAATGGGCATGCCAGTAACAGATACTGATGTTTACGTGTTTCCAAAAGCAACTGACTTCACACAAGTTGCCCTTGTGCCTACTCAATATATAGGGTAGAAAATAAGACCTGTTAGATTAAATAATAGAAACCTATGGGACTTAAATTTTTAGTCGAAGATATTCATGACGGGCTCGATTTCATGATCGAAGAAAAAAACCGTCAAGGGGAACAAAAGCTCTACATCACCGGTCCATTCTTAATGGCCGAGCAAAAGAATCAAAACGGTCGTATCTATAAACTAGATGAGATGGTTACTGAAGTTAATCGTTACACTGATGAGATGGTTAAGTCTCGTCGTGCTATTGGTGAAATGAATCACCCACAGTCGACAGAAGTTAACCCTGTTAATGCCTGTCACTTGGTTACGGAGTTAAAACAAAATGGTAATTACTTTATGGGCAAGTCCCAGGTGCTCAATACACCAATGGGTCAGCTTCTCAAGTCTCTAATTACAGACGGAATTAAAATGGGTATCTCTTCTCGTGCTCTTGGTAACATCAATGATTCTGGAGACACAAAACACGTTTCAAATTTTCACTTAATCTGTCTTGATGTTGTGCATCAACCTTCAGTACAGAACGCCATGCTTGAGTCAGTAATGGAGTCAAGAGAGTATATGATTCGTCCTGATGGTTCAATTATTGAGTGCTCAGCAAAAGCAAAAGCACAACTCGCTGAAAAACTTTCCAACATGCCAAGACATGGCACTGACACATTCTTAAGAGAGGCCTTGATCGGCTTTATTAATAAAATTAAACTTGGATAATATGAGAAATCGGGACGAAAAACTTTTAGCAGAAGCTTATACATTAATCAATTGCAATAATACTTTGCAACAAATGTGGAAAAACGATGAACAAGCTTCAGTTAATGAAGGTTTAGGAGATACTGTTAAGACCAAACTTGTTCAGCCTTTAGTAACTTGGTTGATTAATAAAGTTAAGGAAACATCTCCTGAGCTTTATAATAAAGTTGCTGCAGCAATTCAAAACAAGGACCAACAAGCATTAACGGCTATATTTAATGATCCAAAAGTACAACAAGAGCAAAATGCTATTTCACAACAAGTAACGACAGAAAGTCTTACCCCTATTTCAGAAGCAGATCAAAAGCCAAGCTTAATAAATTCAGTATTGTCTTGGGTTAAAGCTCACCCAAAACTATCTGCAGTTGGTGCGCTTGCTGTATTAGGAGTTCTTGGTTTAGCAGTATACGGCTCTGGTGGTGTTGTACCTTTATTAATGGCTATTGGCTCAAAGAGTCTAACAGGTGCAGTAACAGGTGGTGTAGGTGGAGCGGCAATAGCAGGTGGAAAATCAGCAATTTCTCAAATAGCAAATCAAGGTAAAGTCGATATTAAACAAACAGCTAAAGATGCTCTTAAAGGTGCTGGTTATGGTGCTGCTGCAGGAGCTGTTGGTGGTGCATTAGGGGCAGTGGGTCAAGCTGCTGCAGCAGGAGCTGGTGCCGTTAGTAAAGACATTTCATCCTATATACAGAAATTGCTACAAAGTAGACAACCTGGCGATAAACTTTTAGCTCAAGCAGCTCAAGCAAATCCTGATAACCCGTACTTCCGTAAATTTGTAGAATTTCGGGCTAGTGGTGAATTACCTGACGACGTTATTAATAGTACTACAAGCAAAAATATCTTACAAAAAATAGCTAACGGTCAAGCTTCTAAAGAAGAAGTAGAACAGCTTAAATCATATTTTATGGATTTTGTAGGTTTTGAAAAACAAAATCGCGCAAATATAGCATCCGATGCATCATTTAAAAAATTAATCGGAGATATAACTCAATAGGCTGCAAATATACCTACTAGATAATTACTAAAAAAATATATAATTACTAATATGACAACAGAAGAACAAAATACAATTACTAACTTTATTGGCAAGCTAGCCAACAAGGATTACTCAGAAGCACAACAAGCTTTAGAGGTTGCCGTAGAAACAAAATTAAAAAATAAGATTCGTAATTACGTAAATCA